TGAACATCTATATATAAAACTAGGGGCTAATTCTCGTTTAGTAAGAAACTTGGAACGCTCCCCAAAATTGTGTATATTTAAGTAAGAATACACTTCTTAAATGAATAAAAAACCAAAGCTTTTATGGATAGGAGATATAGTAGCTAAGACAGGATTTGCCAGAGTAACTGAAAACGTATTACCGTTCCTTAAAGATGATTTTGATATCACAGTATTAGGAAACAATTGGTGGGGAGATCCCTCTCCTCTACAGAAAATCTACACAATGTATCCTTCCTCTAATCGTTTCCAGACTGCACCCTTTGGAGAAGAGCGTATTAGAGAAATAGTAATGAAGATTGAGCCAGATATTATATTTACTATTAACGATATGTGGATTGTTAATGAGCAATATAAACAAATTCAGGATTTACATAAAGATAAGAGATTTAAATTTGTTGGCTATGTTCCCATGGATTCTTATAATTGGGTCGGCTGTTTAACAGATACTGCTAATGATTGGGATGGAATTATTTCCTATACCGAGTTTGGAGCTAGAGAATTTATCAAAGCTGGAATAACTCAACCGATAGCAGTAATTCCTCATGGCGTAACTGAGGGTCAGTTCTATCCAGTAGACAAAAAGAAAGCTAGGAAAAAGTTAAAGTTAGATGAAGATTTGTTTATTGTTTTCAATGGGAACAGGAATCAATTCCGTAAGAGATTGGATATAACTTGTGAAGCTTTTGCCAAGTTCGCAGTAGATAAACCAGATACCAGAATGTATTTGCACATGGGATTGAAGGATCAAGGTTGGGATATCATGCCTTTGTTTAGTCGGGAAATGCGGAAGTGTGGATTAGATCCTAATGGGAGAATAATAATGACCACGAATACTCAAGATCCCCCTAACGTTGAAGTGGACATGCTGAATACTATATATAATGTATGTGATGTAGGCGTGAATACTTGTAAAGGCGAAGGCTGGGGTCTGGTGAACTTTGAACATGCTGCATGTAAGGTTGCCCAAGTAGTGCCTAACCACACTTCTTGTAAGGAGATATTTGAAGGTTATGGACAACTTATAAATTGTAATCATGTTGATGTCGACACCACTTTTGCTAGGGAAATGCCTTGCCCAGATGCTGATCACCTTACAAGCATCCTTAATGAACTGTATGAAGATAGAGGAAAACTTAAAGCGACAGCGGAACTCTGCTACCTAAGAGCTACTGATCCTCAATTTCATTGGGAGAACATTGCATCACAGTTCGGTGGAGTCTTCCAGGACACATTGAATGGTGTTGATCATTCTGTGGTAGAGCCTGAAAAAAGAATTAAACCTAAAAAGAGAAAAAAAGCTAGAAAGATTGGATCTAAAAAGTAGAATTAGTTATAGTTAGAGTAAAGTTTTAAACCAAATTAACATGATTAAAAATAATCTTACAGGGGAAGATTGTAACTGTAATTGTTGTATAAATAGAAGACAGATAGAAGAAGATAAGAATAATTATTATGTAAAAATTTATAGACCATGGGGATGGTATCAAACCACTATGGAAGGAGAAGACTTCAAGGTAAAAACAATATGTATTGAAGAAGGTAATCGTTTAAGTTTACAGAAACATCATCATCGTTCTGAGGTGTGGACAATAGCTTCAGGTTTTGGATCTGTTTATTGTGATGGTACTTGGCACTTAGCTCATCCCAAAGACACATTTACTATAGAAGTTGATACTTGGCACCGTGCAAAAGCTATGCGAGGTGATCTAATTATCTTGGAATTACAACACGGAAAGGAATTATATGAAGAAGATATAGAAAGACTTGAAGACGACTATGGAAGAGCGTTAGTATCTGGTTGAGGGATTTGGGTCCCCTCGGTCATAGGTTCATGTTTGCAAAGTGCTACTCCCCTTGCTATCACAGCTGGGGGAGTTTTCTTTTTACTTCATTTTCTGTTAAAACTAAGAATGAAATCTTTTTACTTTCGTCGTGAGCTAAATAACATATTATGACAAAATGTAAGGTCTATTAATAGACTTATAAGACTTAAATAACAGCGAATAAACATTACACTATTGACAAATTGTTATTTAAGTTAAAATCAAAAAGAAAATTAGTTCATTCACAGTTTTATGTCAAGAAATTATAAACCAATGCCCCCAATTTGGCGGCTGAACGAGTTATTTAAGCTGTCAAATCAGTGTCCAAACGGATTAGTTTGGCGTGTAAATAAGGCTAGTAACAGTCCAGGTGATCCAGTGGGTAAGTTAAACAAATCAACTGGTTATTATATGGTCTCCATAGATAACGAAGTGTATATGGTTCACCGTATTGTTTATTATTTAAGGATGGGAATCTCTCCTGATGCTCATAGCGTACAACACCTAGGAGAAACTAGAGATAACAGGACTCCTTTGATTGAGACTTATAAGACACCTAATAATAAAAAGATAATGGCTTCAGGATTTAAAATATAATGGCTAATGTAATAAAAACGTTTGAAACTACGAACTTCAGACATGTAAAAAACATCCATGAATTAAATGATTCAGAGTTACATAAGCATGGTTATTATCGTGGATATCAATGTCCCCATGGACATGAAATAAGGGATATAGAAAATCATTGGTGTTATGAGTGCGTACTTAAGATTAAATCCAATATATGTGGCTTTGATTTAAACTTTCTGGCTAATGATTTTAAAAATAAATATTATAAACTCTGGAAAAAAGTAGAGATAGGAGAGCCTGATGAATGCTGGAATATGAAATTAACAGGTAATAAAAGCCCTAATCGTGTATGTTTTCCCTCCTATAGAACTTTTTACAGTAGACAAAAATCAGAAAACGTAAATGCACATAAAGCTATTTACCAATGTGCATGGGGTGATATAGGGGCTATGAGTGTGACACGTTTATGTGGAAATCCATGGTGTGGTAATCCTTTGCATATGATATCCAGTTGGAATGTAGGTTTTCCTCCTTCTAAATTAACTCCTTTTCACATTGATTTTGATGCTGAGAAATTGATGAGAATATCTAAAGCTCGTATGTTAAACAGAGATCAGGAAATAATTAGAGATGCTTATAAGGCAACTATCGCACATCCTTTGCACGTAGAGGCTGCTCCAGATTATGATGAAGGGTAGGTATAGAGATAGAGAGTGGCTCGTAATCAATTAACACAACGACAAAGAACAGTGAAAGATCCTTTACCCATAGGATCTTTTACACAGACTTCTATACGTTATCTAAGAGGTAATCTAGGATCTAAAAATAGAGTAAATTCTGGAGGATACGGAGGAGGTACAACCAATCATTGGTTTAAAGTAACACTAGAACAGAGTGGGTGGATAATAATTGCTAACGGTTCAATTAAACCTAAGTTTATAAATATATCTGCCTACGATTTAAACAGGAATCCCATACAAGGAAGAGCTATTTTTGGAGCGGATAGTATAGGTCAAATAAGCACTGCTGATGGGTCTAAACAATATCCATATGAAGGAACTGTTCAAGGAGCACAATCAGATACTTATAACACTTTTGATCCAAGGAGATTAGACAGAGGTGATGATAGGTACTTTACTCTACCAATAGGAGAGTATTTAATCTGTATATCTAGTGTTAGAAATGAACCAATAGATTATGCTGTAGGTATAGTAATTGAAATTTCAGACCCCTTTCCTTTACTACTTACAGAAGACTTCTCTAGACTTATTTATGAAGACAATCCTGATGCTGATGGAGATGACGCAATAATATGTGACACAACTACTAACTTCACTGGAGACGATACTCATGATCACTCTCTTACTGAATGGAAAACAGCCTGGAGTAGAGAACGACAGCCTGAAGATCCTTTCCCTGCATTTTTAACAGAGTACACTACCACACAATAAAAATGAACGCTGCAAAACTCTACAACTTATTATTGGACGGAAAAGCAAAGAAAAATAAGAAAGGAGGATTAACTGCTAAATTTGAGAGAACATGTGAGCAAATGCCTTATCTACCTCAATGTAAGGTGTATGACGTGTAAATTAAGCAGAAAAAAGAAAGTAATAACGGATAAATTATCCAATGGGGATAAATTCAAAGTAATAAGAAGACCTTTTAAATTTCCTAATGGAAAATATTTCTGGTTGGTAGGAATGGTGGCTTCTAAAAGTAATAGAGCTTTAAATGATTGGATAAATGAAAGAACTAAACGTAAAAGAGTGAAAAAATTAAACCACTTTTATCCTAAGAAGAGAGATGTAAAAGCTTTACGTATAGCTGTAAACGCAGCGAAAAATTGGATAAAAGAGATACCTGATGGAGATTCTTTAGTGTTTAGAGCTGAAGGTGCAAAATCAGATCAATTATTCAGAATATATAAGAAATGGTTTGCAACCCATGAGGACATTCCTTGGGTGATATCCGAAGAACATAAATCATTTTTCTTTTACAAAAAAAGGTCTTAGAATAGGAGTGTTAACAATATAAAACAATGATTGCTTTAATCCGTCCGATATTAATCAAATTTGCCACCTCATCACAAGTGAAGAAGCTGGTGATTGATTTACTACAAAAATTAGTTGAATCTACAGAAACAGAACTAGATGATGCAGCTCTAGCTATAGTCAAAAAAGGATTAGGCTTTACTACTACAAAGAAGTAATAGCTTAAAATTAATGTAGCATTATGTTTATATATGGAAGCTACAAAAGAAAAACAAGAATCAAAAAATCCTCTTTCCAAATTAAAAGAGGTTATTGATGACAAAGAAGAACAACTAGAAATTCTAGGAACCTTCATACGCTTGGGCGTTATGGTTTGGGCTGGATTTATAATTTCTTTAAATTATGTTTCTTTTCCAGGTCTAGCAAAGGATGGTGGACCCAAGGATATCACTTTCATCGCCAGCGTCTTTACGGGGTGCCTAGCCACATTTTCGGTGGATGTAGGTAAGAAAAAGAAAGATGGAAAAGATGGGTCTAAACCATCCTCTATACCTACACAGATCATACGTATAG